TAGAATCTTTTGAACATACCGTATCGGATGAAGAGTGTAAGCTACAATATAAGGCCAAGCTTGCAGATCTCGAATATGAGTGGACGGAAGAACTATGACTTACCAGCGTGAGTCCTTTTGTGGCCCTGCCGGTGATGGTAAATTATCGGAACTATTATCTACCGGTATCAGCGCGGCTTTAGACAGGTTGGAACTGGATTTAGAGGACGCATGCCATACTCACGATGTAGATTGGAATGATGGCCCAAAAACCGTAGATGATCTCAAGTTTGCTATGAATGTATATCAACAGGTCAGGGAGCAAAAAAACCCCGCTTGGGCTAGTGTTATAGCATTAGTTGGCTTTGTGTTAGTAAGGGCCACCGCCATCGTTTATAAGCACTTTTAGTAGACAAATTTTATATTTTCTTTTAGTATGTAAGTGTTTACTATCATTAGGGACAACTTCATCAGAAGCCCACAAAGAGATAGTTCTAGGTGCCTACGGGATAACGCCAAACCATAACTATTTATAATCTTTTTGGAGGGCATGAAAATGTCTAAGACTTTATCAGCCGTACAGGTTGAAGAATTTGACTCCGAGGTAAAGCAAGCCTATCAAGGTATGTCTAACCTTCGGAATACTGTTACATTCCGCGGTAATGTTACTGCGGGTACTTATAACTTCCGTAAAATGGGAAAAGGCTTGGCCAATCAAAAAGCGCCACAAGCTGACGTTACCCCTATGGACGTTGAAAACACCAAGCAATTGGCAACATTGGAAAACTGGAACGCTCCAGAGTACACCGATATTTTCGATCAAGCTGGTGTTAATTTCGATGAGCAAACAGAACTAGCCGAAACTATCGCAATGGCGATTGGTCGTCGTGAAGATCAGCTTATTATTGATGCACAACTAAACTCAGCGACTACTAATTTAGTAGGTACGGACGTCGGTGGTGTTGGTACTGGTTTGAACGTGGCCAAAGTGCGTCGCGCTTCTAAGTTGCTTAATGCTTTAGGTGTGCCAATGAAAGATCGACACATCTTAGTTTCTGCCGAAGGTTTGGAGCAAATGTTAGGCGAAGAAGAAGCAACTAGCGCAGATTACAACACTGTTAAAGCGTTGGTTAATGGTGAGCTCAATAGCTTTGTGGGCTTCCAATTCCACGTAATTGAAGAACGCGCCGAAGGTGGTTTGCCAGTTGCGACGAATATTCGTACCGGAATTGCTTATCATAAAAGGTCTACTGGTATTGCCGTTGGCCTTGGTCCTAAGACACAAGTTGATTGGGTTCCTCAAAAGACCTCTTGGCTTGCTAATGGTATGCTAAAAGCTGGTGCAGTTGCGCGCGATGCAGAAGGTATCGTTTTAGTTTCTAGCACCGAAGTATAGGAGGTATTGATCATGGCATTTTCAGCAAATACTTTCATTCGTTTATCAGCTCAAGCTAATAGTGATGCTGCTGCGGTTTTTGTCTACCGTACAGCGGACAATGAGGCAGCAGTTACGGCGGCTGATTACTTCAACCCAGCAGCGCAAGTAACGGGCGGTTTGGGGCTAAAAAACCTTGATGTAATCTTGGTTCAGGCTTCCGATGTCACCGCTTTTTATGAGGTGACTGTGACGGCTGGCGTAGTCGCTATCAATTTGACTAGCGCCTTTTCATAATTAGGATGGCCCCCGCAAGGGGGCTTATTCTCTATGACTACAAAAATTGAAATTGCATCTAATGCTTTAATTCTGTTAGGTGATAAGCCTATTTCTAGTTTTAGCGAGCAGGGCGCGGGCCCACAAGCTGCGGCTAATCTATACGAGCCTATTTATTTAAATATGGCAACTTCGCATTCTTGGGGTTTTAGCAAAAAGCAATTGCAGCTCTCGCAGAATGTAACACCCCCTCCCTTTGATAATTACCGATATTCCTATAATTTGCCCGCTGATATGATTCAGGCTTTTGGGCTTCGGTCTAATATGGATTATGAAATTTTCGCGGGCGGGCTTTTATACACAAATGACTCTAAGGCAGAATTTACCTATCAGATTCGACCAGATGAAGCATTAGTGCCACCGTATTTTGCGTGGCTTATTAGTGTTGAGTTGTCTAAATATTTAGCCATGCCGGTGACTGATAGAGCGGAAGTGCTATCAAACGGCGCTGTCTTGTCCCAAGAGCAATGGCTGCTAGCTATTAACCTTGATTCACAATCCGATACTAACGAGGCGGTTAGGTCTAGTCCATTTACGGAGGTGCGAGGCTAGTGGTATGGAATATTCAAACAAATTTTACCTCCGGCGTCCTTGATCCAAAATTAAATGGCCGTATTGACTTAGGGATCTATTATAACGGTGTACAATCCGGTGATAATGTGATCATTCTGCCTCAAGGTGGGATGACCCGTCGGCCTGGCTTCGAGTATTTAAACACCTTGGCCGCTCGTTCTCGCCTATTTGCTTTTGAGTTTAATACGTCCACTTTATATATTATTGCGATGGACGAAAATAATTGGTATTCCTACCAGCCAGATGGAACGCTAGCAGATTCAGGGGCGCATACATTCGGAGCAGACATTTTTGAAGCCGATTATGTTCAGTCCAGAGATACCCTAATTTTGGTGCATCCTGATCAGCCACCCGCGAGACTAAACCGCCTAAATGCGACAACTTTTTCATTTGTCAATATTAATCTTTTAAATATTCCTCAATTTAATTTTAATGACATTAATAGCCCGATTGCGACTTCTAACGCGCAGGAGATCACTTTTACCAATTTTAATACTTCTGATCGCTATAGATTAGTTCTTGAGGGTTTTTTAACTGAGGAATTAAGCTTTGCCGCGGACGCTGCGACCAATGCGCAGAGGATACAGGAAGCGCTGTTAGATCTACCGATTACGGATTCAAACCCTATTACCGTGGTCGTTGGTGTGCCTGGTAGCGTTGCGGGGCCCTACTTAGTATCTTTAGGCTTTGGATCTGCCGGCAATTATGAGGAATATAACGGGGTTATTGTTTCCGCTCAAAGTGTAAACGCGGAAATTTCAGCAACGGTAATACAGCCGGGGTCCTCCCAAAAGGAGGACGTTTGGAGTGCCACGCGCGGCTATCCGAGGACGGTAATTTTTCATGAAAACCGCTTAGTGTTTGGCGGCTCCAAGAGTAAACCGAACACCCTTTGGCTCAGTTTTGCGAATGACTTTTTTAATTTTAAAGAGGGAACCGGGCGAGCTGATGAGGCGATTATAGCGAATTTAGATACTGATCAACTAAACGAGATTGTGGGACTGTCTACAAACCGTAATTTACAAGTGTTCACTACTGGTCAAGAATTTTTTGTACCTACGAGCCCAACAACACCGATAACCCCTGAAAACTTTGTCATCAAGCCACAAAGCCGGTACGGGGCAAAAGAGGTGAAACCGCAAGTTATCGACGGCTTCACAAATTATATTCAACGAACAGGGGCTTCGGTTCGTCGTTTCCAGTTATCGGAATTTGAAAGCTCTTATGATTCAATTAGTGTATCTTTATTGGCACCAGATCTTATTCGTAACCCTACGGATATGACAGTGCAAAAAGGTGTATTTAATATTGATGCGTCGTATCTTTATATTATTAATGACGATGGCACTCTTGGCGTATATCTTTCCAAGAAAGAGGAAGGCCTTAATGGCTGGGCTTTGTGGACTACGGACGGCGATTTTCAGCATGTTGTGGCTGTGGGCGATGATCTCTATGTTTCAACAGAGCGCGAAATTAATGGCGCTACTGTTCATTTTTTAGAAAAATTATACTCAAACCCTACCGCTGAAATGTGGTGTGATGCTGGGGTCAGATACGACCAGACGCCCTCCAACACCGTGACCGGCCTAGATCACCTAAACGGGCAATCGATTCGGGTTGTGGCTGATGTCGCCGTACAGGCTGACAATACACCGGTCGCAGGGTCGATCACACTTGCTAAAAATAGCGCCTTTGGCTGGGTTGGTTTGGATTATAACCCGTTTATACGCACCATGCCCGCCGCCGCTCAGTCTGCGAATGGTCAAATATTCCCATTGCGTAAAAGATGGGTGCGGGTACGCCCCCTCGTTTTAAATTCTTTAGGTGTGTATTTGTCCGATGGTGACACCGAAATTTTTGTGCCTGACCGTCAATTCGATATTACCCCTTTGGATCAGCCCCCGGTTCCTCGAAGTGGTATTGACCAGGGTGTTAAATTCCTAGGCTGGACCTACGAAGCGCAAATTGATATCTATCAAAAAGACCCTTTACCGTTTACAATAACCTCATTAAGTACGGAGTTGAGATAATGGCTATCCAAGCAGCTCTGCTAATCGCTCAAGGTGCCTCGAAAGCAGGAGAAATTTTTAGCACCTTAGAAGCGGGTAAAATCGAGCAGCGAAAACTAAAATTCGACGCGGATCAAGTATTATTGAATGCGCAGCGCAGGACTAATGATCGCTTGGAGCGGTTATTAGATGTCATGGCAATTAATAACGCAAGCCTTGGAAAGCGCGGTATTGCACAAGAAGGATCGCCACAAAACATTTTGGAGTCTGATTTCCGAAAAATGTCGCGTGTCGCTCAATCTGATTTACTCGATGCACGAACAGCAAATATTTCATTGCGCTCTCAAGCTTCGGCGGTTCGTCGAATGTCGCGTATTAAGGCGGCTGGTTCATTGTTGGGCTTCGCGGGCGATGTAGGCAAAACCGGGGGGTTAAAACAACGTGGCTAGATTCACTGAACAGGTTGCTCAAAGTTCCGTTTCTTTAGATACGACCGGCGCTGATGCGGCTAGACAGTTAGCTAGTACTTTATCGGCTTTCAGTGATCGGATAGGACAGGAGCGCCGACAATTAGTTGCTAAAGAAAGTATGCAGCAAGGTATTAAGGCGGGACTCGAAAATCAATCGCCCGTTTCAGGTAACACGGTAGCTGCCGAGGCTTTTAATCAAGGTTTGTTTCAAAGTTATTTGGCTGGGGTGGATAATGAAAACCGCCTAGCTATTTCCGAACTTGCGGAAAAATACCCGGACGATCCAGCAAAATTTTCATTGATGGTTGAAAAATATCGCTCAGGCGCATTATCGGCTTTGCCCGAAGAAATGCAAACACAAGCGGCGTTAAATCTTGATGACCAAATTAATCGTGCGGCCATACAGGTTCAAGGCAACTCGATTGCCCGACAACGTAATGAAATTCTGCAAGACTTACAAAATAACACTAATTTAAATATGGATGAATCTGGCAGTCTTGCCCGGATGGGGGATGATGCCGGCTCAAAAATTGAGTTTGAAAAAGGCTTAGCCAGTATTGACGCAATGGATATTTTAGCGTCTAAGAAAGCCGAAATGAAAAAAGCGTATAAAGTAGAAGTTACAGAGCAAAAGTACAAGGGTGTGAATGATCGCCTTTATGAAGAAGGCGGTATTAAAGCGGTAAATGGGTGGTTAACTAAGAACGAAGGCAAGCCGCGCAATGGTACCAGTGCCGATGAGTGGGACGCGATTACCGACGCTATTCAAGCTGACGCAAACCGTAAAGAGTCACGAAAGAACGCAACAAAAGCAGCCTCTAAAACTGATATTAAAAACATGCTAAAGCAGTATGAAACGGCTAAAAGCTTGGGGTGGGACGTTAACCGCAAAGATGAATTGCAGTTAATTTCCGCTATTTCAGGATTTCCCGACTTAGTGGCAAAAAAGAAAGTAATTGACAAGACGGCGACTTTTTCGGTGATGTCGTCGGCTGATCGTGCGGCAATTTTAGACGAAGCAAACACAGGCCGGTTGGGTGACGTTGAAATGCGCGTTTCCTTGGGTAAAGCAAACAAGCAAATTAATAAACTAGCCCAAGAAGATGGGTACTCGTTAGGGGTCAATCAAGGATTGATCGAAGCAGCCCCCCTAGAATTAGGAAACCCCGAAAGCATGGCTATTCGCATGGATCAGGTGCAAGGCTTAGAGCAGCATTATGGTGTGCCGATTTCCCCTTTGATGGATTCTGAGGCTGGTGCGTTGGTCGAAAGTTTGCCAAATATGACACCTTCTGAAAAAGTGCAACTGGCAATGACCTTTCAGGACACGCCGGCAGTTTGGGGGCAGTTAGACAAGAAAAATGCCGGGGCGTTTGCGATGGCGGGGTCTACTGGTGACGTTCAAGTCATGACCGATGTGTTCAAGGGTGAAGAACTTATTGCCAATAAGTTGGTAAAAAACCTCAGCCCAAATGATTATTTAGCAGAATTTGAAGAAATGGTCGAGGGTATTTATGGCCCTCATGATCGACGAGCTTTATTAGATTCTGTTTTAAAACATTATGCAGCCACTTCGGCAAATGCGGTTACTGGTATTTATGATGCGGGAGACTTTGAAAACTCCCTTCAAGCAGTAAGCGGTGGCATTGCGAAGATCAACGAATTTAAGATTGAACTGCCCCGTGGTATTGATGCTGATGCGTTTCA